CTACAGGTGTTGGTACTGCTAGAAGTCGATTAGCAGCCGCCGGATATGGCACAGATAAAGCAATTTTTGGATATGGATTTACCGACAGCCCGGTATCAATGACTAATCTAGTATCTAATACCGGAGTTGTTGCAACAGACACGGCAGGTGTCGGTACTGCTAGATACGGATTAGCAGCCGCAACTTATGGATCTGATAAAGCTATCTTTGGATATGGATATAACGATAGTGTTGGATACATATCAATGACCAATTTAGTTTCTAATACCGGTGTAGTTGCTACTGACACTACAGGTGTCGGTACTGCTAGAAGTTATCCTGCGGCTGCAGGATATGGGGTTGGTACTGCTATATTTGGATACGGAAATGGTGGTACTAACTTGTCAGTAACCAACCTAGTATCAAATACCGGTGTAGTTGCTACTGATACTACGGGTGTTGGTACTGCTAGACAAAGACCAGCAGCCGCAGCCTACGGTTAATTATAATAAAAAGGTTTAAAAAGAATGAGTATAACAATATCTGGCGGATTTACAATGGCAGGTGGTGGATTTACACTTGTAGCCCCACCCACAGATGCAACAAATGGGTGGTATGCAGGTGGAAACACAGACGCAGGTCAAGTGTCATCTATTGATCGTATTACTTATGCAAATGATACAGTAACTGCAACACCACGTGGATTATTAGACATCGTTAGACAAGACCATACATCTAGTTGCAACGACACCTATGGATATATGGGCCTAGGCTATACAACATCAGTTACATCATCTGTAAGTCGTATTACTTTTAGTAACGATACTGCAACTACTAGTGCTAGAGGACCATTATCATCAGTTAGATATGTAGCAACTGGTACTGGTAACACAGACTATGGTTGGTATAGTGGTGGACTTAATCCCAGTCCTTCCCCAACTGTATATTCAACGGTTGATAGAATAACATATGCAAGTGATACTGCCACTGCAAGTGCTAGAGGCCCATTAAGCATAGCACGTTACTTTTTAGCATCAACTAGTAACGCAGATTATGCTTGGGTTGCAGGAGGAAGGGCAGTTCCTGCATATTCTACTATAGATCGTATTATATTTGCAACAGATACTGCTACTGCAACTGCTAGAGGTCCATTAAGTGCATCTACTTATAGATTTGTAGGTGTAGGTAATAGTAATTACGGTTGGTTTGGTGGCGGTGCATCTCAAGGATCATCTAATGTAGTGCGTATTGATTATACAAATGATACCGCAACTGCATCTACTAGAGGACCAATGAGTTATTCAGCAAGAAATTTTGCGGCATCAGGTAATGATGATTATGGTTGGTATTCAGGTGGTAGATACAATCTACCAGGTAAACAATCTATAGTAAGTAGAATAACATATGCTAATGATACGGCAACCGGTAGTACTAGAGGTCCATTAAGTGCAGGTGTATATATACATGCAGGTGTCGCAGGAATAGCATAAGATAAAGGATAAAGAATGTCAATAACAATAACAACTGGTGGAATAACAATGACTGGTGGAGGTGTATCATTCACCGCTCCACCACCCGCAATACTTGAAGCAACAGCAGGATGGTTTGGTGGAGGATACTTTGTGTCTCCGGCCGTCATTTACTCTACTGTTGACCGTATTATATTTGCAACTGATACAGCAACAGCAACTGTTAGAGGACCATTAAGTTTAGCTAGATATTCTTTAGCAGGAACCGGTACTACAAACTATGGATATTTTGGCGGTAGTGCAGTACCGTCAACATCAACAGTAGACCGCATCACATATACGGCCGATACTACAGCCGCAAGTGTTCGTGGCCCATTAAGTGTGACAAGAGGTTGGCTCGGTGCAACAACAGATTGGTTAACATATGGTTGGTTTGGCGGCGGTAGCCCTACTACTTCGGTTGTAGACCGTATTACATATGCAAGCGATACAAGTACAGCTAGTGTTCGTGGTCCATTAAGTTCAGCTAGAGATAGTTTAACTGCGACCGGCTCAAGTAGTTATGGATGGTATATAGGAGGATCCGGCCCGTTATCTACAATAGATCGTATTGATTATGCAAGCGACACCAGTACCACTAGTATTCGTGGTCCATTATTAGTTGCATCATATAGATTTGCAGGAGCAGTTACTGATAGTACTACTTATGGTTATGCTACTGGTGGCATTCCAATAACATCAATAGTTCAACGTATAACATATGCTAATGATACTACTAGTACTACTACTAGAGGTCCATTGGCTTCTGCTAGATATAACAATGGTGGGTCATCTTCTGATAACACATATGGATGGATTGCTGGCGGCATGCCCGGACCATTTGCATCTATTACTCGTATAACATTTGCAACAGATACTGCAACTTCATCTAATCGTGGTAATTTAAGCACAGCCAGATTTGCACTAGCAGGCACCTCAGGTATACAATAAAATATACGGGTAAGCTATCTCTACTATAAATATTTTTATATCAGGAGATAAAACATGACACAACGTATTCTTATTATGGGCTTACCCGGCGCCGGTAAAACTTATTTGGCACAACATCTACTAGGACATCTACAAACAGCTAACAAACGGGTAGCTTGGCTTAACGCCGACGATGTACGTAAAAAATATAACGACTGGGACTTCTCAAAAGAAGGTCGCATTCGTCAAAGTCTACGTATGCGTGAACTAGCAGATAACATGACTGACGTAGACTACGTTATCTGCGATTTTGTCGCACCATTAGTTGAAATGCGTAATAACTTCAAAGCCGATTGGACAGTATGGGTTGATACTATCAGTGAAGGTAGATACGAAGATACTAATAAAGCATTCGTCCCACCAGAGGTATATGACTTCCGTATCACAGAACAAAACTCAGAGAAGTGGAGTGAGTTCATCTTTGCACATATATACGATAATAGACGTAGACCCACATTTGATTGGAAGAAAGAAACGGTACAGCAACTTGGCAGGTGGCAACCATGGCACGAAGGTCATCGTGCATTATTTGAAAGACTTATTCAAAAAACAGGACAAGTAGTTATTCAAATACGTGACTGTCAGGGCTGGCAAGGTAGTAACCCATTTGAGATAGAAAAGGTCAAATCATTCATTAAACGTGATTTGGATATGCTATATCAAGGTCAATATGAAATTCAAGTCGTACCAAATATTGTACATATTGGATATGGCAGAGGCGTCGGTTATACTATTGAACAAGAAACTTTTGACGAAAAAACTCATGCTATAAGTGCTACAAACATTCGTAAAAAACTAGGATTATAACCAAACTTTGTAAATTAGATAAGTAGTTATCTAATGAATACATTCCAATCGTCTTACGACAATAGATTACAATCTTGGTATAATTTACGCAATAAAATCAAGGATCTTGATTTATCTCAACAATGTGTGGAAATTGACAAATGGTGGCAATATGCCCCATTAGTCAACCACTATCTACACCCAATTGATTTACCCACTTGGCCCGGTCCTTGGGAGCTTTTGGTAGAAAACACCTACTGTACGCTTGCAAGAGGCTTAGGAATGTGCTATACTCTACTATTAATGAATATTACTGATATAGAGTTTGTGTTAGCTACTGATAGTCAAGGAAATGATACATCATTAGTCTTGGTAGACAACGCAAAATATCTGCTTAATTACTGGCCAAACACCGTGATAAGTAATAATCTACAAGATTTTAAAATAGTACAACAATTAGATATAACAATAATTAATAAGAAAATAGGGTAAAACATGAAGATATACGTCACCAAAAGAGATGGGACAAAAGAGCCATTAATGTTAGAAAAATGGCAAGCACAAGTGGCAAAAATATGTGTGGGGATAGCTGATGTTAGCCCTTCAATGGTAGAGATAAAATCACAACTACACTTCTATGATGGAATTTCAACACAAGAAATTGATGGAATTACATTACGTGCAGTAGTAGATTTGATTGACGTAGAAAATAATCCAGATGTAGGACATACAAACTATCAATATGTAGCAGGTAAACAACGATTATCTATGCTTAGGAAGGATGTATATGGTAACTACGAGCCTCCCCGTCTGTATGATATCGTAGTAACTAATGTTGCAACAGGATTATATACGCCAGAACTACTAGAATGGTATAGTGAAGAAGATTGGAATAAGATGGATGACATGTTGGATCATTCTAAGGACGAACAATATAGTTATGCCGCCATTGAACAATTGATTGAAAAATACTTAGTAAAGAATCGTTCTACTAAACAAACATATGAAACACCTCAAATCAGATACATGGTAGCTGCCGCAACAGTATTTCATAGTGAAGAACCAAACAACGCTAGAATGCGTTATATAAAGGAATACTACAATGCCGCATCTGATGGATTATTTACTCTTGCTACCCCTGTCCTTGCTGGTCTCGGTACCCCTACTAAACAATTCAGTTCGTGCGTACTTATTCGCAGTGATGATGACTTGGATAGTATTTTCGCTTCTGGTGAAATGATGGCAAAATATGCTAGCAAACGAGCTGGCATTGGCTTAGAGATAGGACGATTACGACCATTAGGTAGTCCTATTCGTGGTGGCGAGATTATGCATACCGGCATGATACCGTTCTTAAAGAAATGGTTCGGTGACTTAAGAAGTTGCAGTCAAGGAGGTATTCGTAATGCAAGTGCTACAGTATTTTATCCCATTTGGCATCATCAGTTTGATGACCTTATCGTACTTAAAAACAATCAAGGAACCGACGAAACTAGAGTCAGGTTCATGGACTATGGGGTTGTTCTTAGTGCATTCTTCTGGAGAAGATTTAAAAACAAAGAACAAATAACATTCTTTGATCCTAATGAAGTACCTGACTTATATGAAGCCTTCTATAAGAATACAGAACTATTTGAAGAACTATACGTTAAATATGAAAAACGTAAAGACTTAAGAAAGAAAACAATGAGTGCTGAAGAAGTATTCAAGAGTGGCATTCTTAAAGAACGAACAGATACAGGACGTATCTACTTAGTGTTCGTTGACAATGTTATGAATCAAGGACCATTTGATCCTGAATATCATACAATTTACCAGAGTAACTTATGCTGTGAAATTCTTTTACCTACTAAATCCTTTAAACGTTTGGATGACAGCGATGGTCGTATCGCTCTTTGCACACTGGGTAGTATCAATTGGGGTGCGTTCCGTAACCCAGAAGATATGCGCCGTGCTTGTCGCATATTGCATCGTAGCCTCAATAACATTCTTGACTATCAAGACTTTCTATCCATTCAATCTAAATTATCAAACGATGAAATCAGACCTCTTGGAATTGGAATCACTAATCTTGCCTACTGGCACGCCAAGCGAAATCTTAAGTACGGAGAAAAAGACTCCTTGGCTGAAGTCAAGACGTGGATGGAACACTTATCCTTCTACTTAACTGAAGCAACTGTAGAACTAGCACAAGAACGTGGTCGTTGTGAACATAGTGATAAAACACGTTATGGACAAGGTATCTTTCCTTGGGAGTTACGTGCCAAAGGTGTTAACGAATTAACTAACTTTGAACCTGAGTTGAACTGGGAAGGATTACGTGCTATGATGCGTAATCATGGTGTCCGTAATGCTACACAAATGGCTGTAGCTCCGGTAGAATCTAGTTCAGTAGTTATTAACAGTACCAATGGTATTGAAATGCCAATGAGTTTGATATCAGTAAAAGAAAGTAAAGCAGGAAGTTTTGTACAAGTTGTTCCCGAGTATCACAAGTTGAAAAACAAATATCAATTGATGTGGGAACAAAAAGATTGTGATGGTTACTTAAAAACAGCGGCAGTGATTGCAGCCTATGTGGATCAGAGTATCTCAACTAACACATTCTATAATCCCGCACACTTCCCTGAACGTAAAGTTCCAACAACATTGATTGCTAAGAACTTGATGCAAGCACATATGTGGGGATTAAAGACATTCTACTATAGCTTGATTAACAAAGCAGGTAGTAAGAGCCAAGATGAAACTGTATTAGATTTGCCAAGTGGCTTTAATGATATGGATGAAGAAGATTGCGAAGCTTGCAAGTTGTAAACTATGAGTTTTTTAGTAGCTAATCTACCTCCAGTCAAATGTTTTGTTCGCCGTGAATTTCTTTATGATTTTCAAACAGGTCACGGTGAGTTTGAACCATGCTGGTGGGTTAGCGTAAAGAGTTTGCGAGGTCAAGCATTTCGTATTGAGGCATATCTAAATCATTACGGTGCGCTGTATGACAAATTGCCATTACATGCGTTTTGTTGGAAGCCAATTGAAGGAGAAGCATTACCACTAGATTATTTACAATTGTGGGATTGCTTATCATATGACATTACAGTTATCAAAAAAGCACAATTACAATCAATGAAGTGTAAGTTTAAATTAAAAGATGGTGAATGGATGACAGGTGAATACATGTTTACTATTGATTCCGCTCATCCAGATTTTAATATATTAGATACAGGGTTCAGCGAAGATGTTGAAGACCATAAGAGCTATAACTTTATTAAATGCGATAATGGGCAGTTTGCCGCACAACCAAACAACAGATTAATTATTTTAGAGCCAAGCAGTAATCCTAAAGAACTTAAAATGCCAGATTTTAAAGTAGCGACACATCGATGGAGCGTTGAAACAGATCCTAAATGGGCTTTAGGAAATACTAATACAGTAATGTATGAAGATGTAAAACAATAAAAAGAAAGACACAATGAGTAAACAACAATATAACTTAAACACTAAAACAGATTATTTGAACAGAAAAATGTTTTTGGACCCGGAAGGTCCCGTAACCATTCAAAGATTTGAAGAAGTAAAATACAAAAAGATTGCAGACTTTGAAACAACGGCCCGTGGTTTCTTCTGGGTTCCAGAAGAAATTTCTCTAACCAAGGATGCCAATGATTTTAAAGATGCAAGCGATGCAGTAAAACATATCTTTACTAGTAATCTATTAAGACAAACCGCATTAGATAGCTTGCAAGGACGAGCACCTAGTCAAGTGTTTACACCAGTAGTATCATTGCCGGAACTAGAGGCATTGATTTATAACTGGAGTTTCTTTGAGACTAACATTCATAGTCGTAGCTATAGTCACATCATTCGTAACATTTATAACGTACCTAAAGAAGTATTCAATACTATCCATGATACAAAAGAGATTGTAGACATGGCAAGCAGTGTCGGTCTTTACTATGATGAGTTACATAAGATGAACTGTAAGAAAGAATTAGGCTTTGAGTTAGAGTCAGAAAAATCTCACATCAAAGCAATATACATGGCGTTACATGCTAGTTATGCATTAGAAGCATTCCGCTTTATGGTATCATTCGCTACAAGTTTAGCAATGGTTGAGAACAAAATCTTTATTGGTAATGGTAACATTATCAGTTTAATTCTCCAAGATGAATTGTTACATAAAGGCTGGACTGCTTACCTTATTAACCAAGTAGTTAAAGAAGATAGTCGTTTTGCACAAGTAAAATCAGAATGTGAAGCCGAAGTCTATCAACTGTACATGGATGTTATACGTGAAGAAAAAGATTGGGCTGATTACTTGTTTAAGATGGGTCCAGTTATTGGATTGAATGCCGCAGTATTAAAAGACTTTGTTGATTATACTGCTGTTGGTGCATTGAAAGAGATCGGGATAAGATATAATAATCCTGCGCCAAAAAGTACACCTATCCCATGGTTCACTAAACACAGTGACACTAGTAAGAAACAGTCTGCATTGCAGGAAACTGAATCAACAAATTACGTTATAGGAATAATGAGTGAATCATTAAACTATGATGACTTACCGAATATTTAAGGAGAACAAGAATGAGAGCAATTATATGGAGTAAATATCACTGCCCTTATTGTGACCAAGCAAAAGCTTTGTTACATCAAAAGGGTATTCCGTTTGAAGAAAAGAAAATTGGAGACGGATATACTAAAGAAGAATTATTAGAAGCAGTACCAACTGCCAGAACAGTACCACAAATCTTTTTAGATGATGAATTGATTGGTGGTTTTACAGAATTAAAAGCAAAACTAACAGAAAGTATCTAATGCAAATATCAATCACACCTAACACAGTATATACATTTAAGCTAAATTCCGGAGAAGAATTAATTGCAAAAGTAATTCAAGCCGGTGGAGAATTCATTGTTATTGAAGAACCAGTATCTATTGCTCCTACACAACAGGGTATGCAAATGATTCCTAGCATTTTTACTGCAAATCCGAAGGGTGAATTTAAGCTAAATACTAATAATATTGCATTATATGCAGAGACCGATGATAGTATTAAAATGAAGTATTTAGAAGCAACTACTGGTATTAAAGTACCAGATAAGAAAATCGTATTGGGATAAAATGGCACAATTAAGTCGTGTGGGAGATGCAAATCAAGAGGGCGGAACAATAATTCGTGGCGCCGATACTGTATTTGCTAATGGAATTAAAGTAGGATTACATGTTAGTTCTATAACACCACACGCTCCATGGGCCAGAAGACCTCATCCGCCTCACAAAGCGGCAACAACTACGGATGGTAGTCCAACTGTATTTTGTGAAGGTGTACCAGTACTTAGAGTAGGGTCAGGAAACAGTTGCGGTCATAGTATCGTACAAGGTAGTCCTGATGTGTTTGTGCCATGAGCAATACAGGAAAACAAAGCCCGTTAGGTGTTAACGCATTAAGTTCATTATTACAAAATATTGGATTTAATATCAATCCTATTATGATTGATTATGTAGGTAGCAGTAACAGCGTTACACAATATGATCCTGGTAGCATCATTACTATTACTAGTTTATTTCCCCTAACATATGCTATTAAAGATGCATATACTAGAGGTGTACCTAATGGTGGAACAAGAGTATCTGATGCAGTATATGACAGCTTAATTACCATAGGATCAACAAGTATACCTGCATTAGGAAATACTCCACCTTCAAGTTATAATTGGAATGGATATCCTAATTGGGTTTATGATACAACTAGTCCAACACCATTGCCTAATTATAATCATACTAATCCAGTAACTCAATGGGGTTATACTAGATTGTTTGCATTACAAGCATACAATGAATTTAATTACAATGGTGGTTATGCATTAAATCAATATAAAGATTTCCTATCTGGATTCATGTCAAATTATAGTTTTATTGAATATAGCAATGATGCTATTCTAGCAGTAAACAATTCACAAGAATTTTTAGATGGTACATATAGCAATATGGACGATCTAATTACAGGTGACATTACCGGTGTAAGTGTAGCAACTACTATATTTGGTCAAGATTTAATTACTAGCGGTAAAGCAATTAATCTACAATCTATTGCTACATTTGGATTACCTAGTAATCTATTAATGACATTACAAAAAAACAATGCATTAACTAAATCCGTAAGTCTTGCACTAATTGCTAGTGGTATAACAGTATCAGAATTAAATGATATAATATCCCTAGCCGAACCTATAAGTAAAGAACAAGAACGTAAGATATACGGTGCATTTGGTATTATATTGGGTCAAGATTTAAAAGATATATTAGTATCATTAAATTGTAAAACAGCTGGAATAGAATCATTAGCAGATTTATTGAATCCTATAAAGTTATTCCCTAATAGTTATCAAACATTAACTGTGCCGGTCTACAATACAGTTGGTGGACCAGCAAATAGTAAAATATATTATCCTATATATGTCAATGAAGGATTGAATAGTCAGTTAAGAGAACCTACAGTAGTACAACAAACTGGAGTAGTAAATTAATGGCTGGCTTTTTTCAAAACCTTAGAGTAGCATCAGAACGTAGTACATTAGATGATATGGGTGCACCTGCAAGTAATGCATATGCAACCAACAGTACAGAAACTACTGCCAACGTAGCAACTGAAGATACAACAGTTGCATCACCTACTCCATTAACAATACAACCCATACCACAAGGATTTGGTGCATATTTAGATGGTATATTACCACCTGACATTGCTAAAGCAGCCGGTGCATTTAGTGTAACAATGCAACAGATTAAAAACATATCAAGTATACCAATTGAAAAGTTTGCACAAGTAGTTAATAGTTTAGAAACAACTAAAGGATTAAATGTTAACGGTTCTAGTGTTCCAACTGATACATCATTAGCAAGTCAGGGGTTAGCATTAATTGCATTAGGCAATGGACCATATGGTACATATACTATGAGTAATTTCTTAGGATGTATGAGTGGATTACCTTATCTTGGTATTAATATTCGTCAGCTTATACAACAGTTAGAAACACCCACACTATATGATATATATAGAAATTTATACTTAGCAGTTACATGGGAACAAGCAGGTGACCTTATAGTAACCTACAATAATGATGGGTTTGGCAACTATACGTTCGTAAGTGTAGCATTGCCGACAAATCGTGGCGGTGGTTATGGAAGAGAAAATATTGCACCTGTAGTAACTATAGCAGGAGCAACAGGTGCATTGACAATAGGCACAGATCCAAATAATTTATCTACGTACGGTAAAATTACAGGTAGTACATTTAGTGCATCTGGTACAACTAGTTCTCCAACTACGACAGTTACTATACCCGAACCTACTACTATACATGGATCATCAGGGTGGAGTCCTGGAATGAATAATGCTATAACCTATTATATAGGTTTAGCTAATACAGAAATAGTAAATATAAAAAATAGTCAACCAGCAAGAGCGCAACAATTAATTACTAATTGGGAAAAGACTGGCACAATATTATCAATTGAACAACGTGCAATTGCTACCGGAATGTCTCTACAAGTACCATTAGCTGATCCAGTAGAGGACAGAGAACCAACATTAGCTGGATATCCTACAACACAATATTCTTTTGTAGATAGTATCCCCAGATATGCAAAGTTTACACAGCCACATATGTATTCACAAACATTAGAAGCTATCAGTAATTTAAATACGGTTGGTGGCAGAAGTATTGTAGCTATGTTACGTGAAGCACGTAATCAAGCTAGATTACAAGAAGCTGGTATACCATTAGATAACAATATAGAAAATAAATTAACTAATGCACAAGAAGCACAATTAATTGCTAATGGTATATTACCTAATTCAGTTCCTGCAGGTGACGGAACTTTTGTTGATACTGTACCAGCTTCATTACAAACTGAATTGGGAGTTCCTGATCCGTACGGATATTATGATCCAACAACTGATAATTATTATAATACTAATCCTAATTATGAAGGTAATGGTGAAGCGATAGATACTGGCCAGGCAATTGAACCGGGTAGTTTTGCCGGTTCTAGATATAGAAGTTTAATACCACCTGAACTAAGTTCAGTATACGCTTCAGATGTACTATTACCTTCAACATATTCTATACAAGAAGCAATAGACGAAGTAATTCGTTGCAATTGCGATTGCTGGGATAACATTTAAATTCCATAGCTTAATAAGCAGAAAGGGTGTATTATGAAACTTAGCCAACCTTTAAAAATTATAATAACATTTATATTGATTACATTACTAGCTATATTTGGAACTGTGAATGATGTGATAGAGCCTGATCCTATTGTAGAAGAACCTAAAGTTGCAAAAACAGTAGATCCTAAACAATTAGCATGTATGGCTAAGAATATATTTTATGAAGCCGGCAATGAATCAATAAACGGACAGGCAGCAGTAGCACGTGTAGTAATGAATAGAATTGCATCTGGATTCGGCAACAATCCGTGCGCTGTAATATATCAAGCTATACATGTGGATAAACTCGTAGATGATGAATTACAAAAAGTCAAAGTATGTCAGTTTAGTTGGGTATGTGAGGGTAAAGCAGAACCTAATAAAAACAGTAATAGATATAAACAAGCAGAACAAATAGCATATGATGTGTTAGCGTATGACGCATATAGTGAAGTAGTACCCAAATCTGCATTATTCTTTCATAACTTACAAGTAGATCCGTTATGGCCGTATAAACAAGTAGCAAAGATAGGCAATCATATATTTTATAGTAGAGCTAAAAAACCTGCCCAAAAGACTGTTACTACTGCAGAAAATAATATATAATAACTGATGAGTGACAAACCAAATTCAGCAAATGGTGTTAGTAGCTATGATTCCACTAGTTCCGGATCACTGATACATTTCTTTAATCGTAATGTAACACCATATGCTACAGAAAGTAGTGGACCTAAATTTGATTTAGTTCCAGTTGAGAAGCATAAAGATATTATGCTTAACGTTGCAAGATTGCATGCCAAGCAAGAGTATGATAGAATTATGGAACTTGTAGAAGTATTACAGAAGCAAGCAGAACAAATCAAACATAGATTAGACTTGACCGATATGGTTCATGCCGCTAAATATGACTTTCAGTTAGCAAATGGTAATATCTATTGGTTATTATATGACCACAGAAAACAATTTACTAGACTGAGTATCAATGGACCTAATGATTGGTCAAGCAGTGCTCCCACTGAATATGAATATTTGTGTAAAGTAAAATGGTTAGGTGACCACACTTGGATAGAGGTAGAAGATGATAAGTAAAAGTCCAAAACGTCATACTTTTCAAGCCGAACAGTATGTAAAACGCTGTGAAGAAAAAGGTGAAGAACCTAGGGAAGATTATTTAAATATCTATAAGTCTGCGAAACAACAGGATGAAGAAAATATTGCAAATCCTGATTGGCAAAAAGATAATATGGAGTATGACCTGCGTAGTACTCAATGGATCATTGACAAAGTTAAAGGTGATGAAGTATATGCACAAAATTTGTATGCCTCTATGTGTAACAATGATTTTACTAAGAATGATGTATGGCCTATACTAACTGAGAAAAAATGGAGTTGTAGTTGGAGACATGCCGGTGGTATTATTGCTGATATGCAAGAGAAGGGCGACTACATTGACTGGTACTGCAGTGGTATCAGAGATAGTAAGATATTAGATGACGATGAATTCCGAGCACTAACCAAAGAACAACAAGAATACTATATACAAAGTAAGAAGTTTGTCCCTGAAAGTTGTGTAACTGATGAGATAAGAGAAGATTTGTTAAAGTTGGGTTGGATTGTAGTAGAAGATGAAAAATATGATGTATAAATACATTACATACAAGGAGTATATATTATGTTAGAAACGTTATTTTGGTTAGCACTAGGTGCATTTATTGGTTGGAATTTCCCTCAACCTGAGTTCGCAAAGAATATACAAGCAAAAATATTAACTATCTTTAAAAAGGATTAATAACCCTCACAAACGGGCGCACCTAGATAAATAGTTATATGAAAAATAAATATGGCTTATTAATATGTTGCTCGCATTGTGGAATTGAGTTTGTAACTAAACCTAGATTTTTAGAGTTTTGTTCAACTCCTTGCAAAAACCCGATAAATCGTGTAGGTAATATACCTTGGAACAAGGGTATAAAAATGACACTTGACCAAAAGTCTAAACTAAACACAGAAGGTCTTAAAAAAGGTCATGGATGGAACAAGGGGAAAGATAATCCGACACAAAAAGAAAAATGGACCGGCTCATCAAACCCAAACTGGGAAGGTAAAATAAACAATAAAAGGCCTAAAAAACAGATAAATGATGAATTAGTTAAATACAAGAGAGAATGCAGGAAGGCAACTCGCCGGTCTCTATATAGACTTAGAAAGCAAAATTTAATGCCAGTAACTGGCAAAAGAAAAACAGATATTCAATTAGATCATATCATACCTTTTAAACAGGGATATGAACTTAAAATTGATCCTATGATTATAGGACATCTATGTAATTTAAGATTTATAACAGGTGAAGAAAACAGAAAGAAATGGGACACGTTTCAATCTGAGGAAATAGTTAATAATATATTGGAGAACTATAATGGCATATTCAGATAAAGTGTTGGATCACTATAATAACCCCCGTAATACGGGAACATTTGATAAGGAGGACACGCACGTTGGGACTGGTATGGTAGGAGCCCCGGCGTGTGGTTAGTTAGGTGATGTAATGAAACTCCAAATAAAAGTAGATAAAGAAACAGGAATTATAACAGATGCCAAATTTAAAACATATGGGTGTGGGTCGGCAATTGCTTCTTCAAGTCTTGTCACAGACTGGGTCAAGGGTAAAACATTGGATGAAGCAACATCCATTAAAAACTCCAGTATTGCCGACGAACTCAGCCTCCCCCCAGTCAAAATCCACTGCAGTATCCTCGCCGAAGACGCCATCAAAGCCGCAGTAGAAGATTATAGAAAGAGATATAATGGCCAATGAATTAGCAAAATTTTTAAACTCGCAACGCCGATATCGGGACGAGACCGCAGTTAAGAAACAAGTTAAGATAGCAAAAGCACATGGATTAACACACAAAGATAAAGCAATCAAAGAGCCACACCGTTTAGCAAAACATCATGTTATGGATTGTGGTAACAAAGAATGTTATATATGTGGTAACCCACGTAAAACACATAAAGATACCTTAACTGCACAAGAGAAACGATTGTTTCAGGATGTTGAAAAAATAACAGATAAACACAGTAATGGTTTAAAACCCACAGAAGATTGACTTACACACAAGGAGAAACTATGTCAGAAACTATAACTAGCCTACAAGGGGCACTAGCCGGTGAAAGCCAGGCACATATCAAATATCGATATTTTGCAAAGATTGCACGTGCTGAAGGATATGAAGATATTGCAAAACACTTTGAGCATACAGCAGACCAAGAACTACATCATGCATGGGGTCATTTAGAATTGCTTATTAAGAAACCAGATACTAAACAATGTTTAGAAATGGCTATTGAAGGTGAGACTTATGAGTTTGAAGTGATGTATCCTGAGTTCCGTGAAATTGCTGAATTTGAAGGCAATTTAAATGCGGCCAAAGAAGCACAACATCAGATTGAAGAATCACAGCGTCATGCTAGTGAATTCCAAGCAATATTAAATAAAGCTGAAAAACGTTTTGCGGCTCTTGCTAAAGTAGAGAAACGTCATGCAGAAGCATATCAAGCTAAATTGGATGAATTAAAATTGAATGAATTAAGTTTAGTGGAGGCTAAATTATGGACCATGTATGTGTAATTTGTGGACATGTTCACGATGAAGAAACAGAAGGTAAATGGGATGATCTACCAGAAGATTTTCCTTGTCCAGAATGCGGCGGCTTCAAAGCTGATTACGAAACATTGTAAGACCACGATAATAACAGGAGTATAATGTGTTACTTAAAGGAATACAATGATAATACATGAAATACATGATTTGTCTAATACTCCTGTTGTTGATTTGCTTAAAAAAGGGTTAAGTAATATAAAAGATGAAACCTATCTAAAAAACTATCATCCGGATTACATAGATGTTCCGGGAAACGTTTTTAATATATTAAAACAAGGTAGATATATAACTGGTAAATATTATATCCTGGTAGAGGATGATAAGTTCTTATGTAGTGGTGGTTGGAACGAATATGAAAATGATATTGCGTTAATGTTAACACGATTGTATATAGTACCTGAACATAGAGCAAAATATCATGCAGGTAACTATATATTACCTAGGGCTTTAGAAGAAGTTAAACGATATAAACATGTTTGGATAACATGTAATGAATATAACAAAGCAATATATCATTGGTTTGATAGAGCTAATAAAGGTAAACGTACTGGATTATTCAATGACTGGCCTGACATATATAGAAAATTTGTCCCTATAGGAAAGAAAGATATATACTACACTGAGCAATATGTAGCAGAGTATCAACCAAATGACTAATAGTAAAAATCCATTAAGTATTCTTTATCTCATTTTTCTTCCACTTCATGTGGGAGTTTTACTTATGCCCTTTATAACTAGTTTTACATGGTTACATGTATTATATTTTCTAATGGGATATATATTGATATCTGGATTAGGAAACAATGTAGGTTTACATAGATGGGCCGGACATAAGTCTATTGAGTTAGGTACATATTCAAAGAATATTGTATTGTATTTTAGTATAATGGCATGTCAAGGTCATCCTATATGGTGGGCATCAGTGCATCGTGGCCTACATCATAAATTCTCAGATACAGATAAAGACTCACACAGTCCAATTCACGGTAAATGGCATGCGTTTTTTGGATGGGAAATAAAACATGACCCCAGCAATGTTAATTATAAGTATGCAGTTGACTTATTGCGTGATCCTTTACTAGTAAAAACAAGTAAGTATTATGAAGTAATTATTATAACGTCTTGGATCATAGTGGGGTTAATTAGTGTTGATTTGTTATTATGGATGTTTATATTACCAACCGTATTAGCATTACATTTAGAAGGTATGGTCAATTTATTCTGTCATTCTAATTACGGCTACAGAAATTTTGAAACAAAAGATAATTCACGCAATGTGTTCTTACTTGGATTGTTAAATTGGGGCAATGGTTGGCACAATAACCATCATTATAATCAAGCTAGTTATGATTTTGGTAACAATATTTCTAAAAAATGGTATGAATTTGACCCTTGTAGAATTTTTATACCTATTCTTAAATTTTAAAATCAGTGAAAGACTAACTAAATGAAAATATTAGATAAATTTAAAAATTTTAACTATACATACTATGATAATTGTGAAAAACTAGAAACAGAATATAATAGAATGTTTAATATAATTAAATATAGCGGTCATTCAGTAGGATCAAATGACCACTGGCCATTAGATGCCGGCATCTTGTTAGAAAATGATGATGAGGTTATTGCAGGAGCATTTTTTAATTTTAATAAATTTAAAAGTTCTATTTTAATACTTGTTATTTTCGTAGAAGAAGAACATAGAAAAAATGGTATCTATACAAAAATGCATTCATTGATTGATGATGTGGGTAATCAAGAAAATCGTCATACTGTATATTCATATATACATTCTGCAAATGATTTAATGCAACAACATATTGCAAAAAGTATAGGATATAAAACAGTTATGAATTTAGTAAGTCGTCCTATTAATAAAGTTTAACTTAATTTCCAATTAAATGTTGTTTTTGTATATCAGATATATAAAAATCAAAAATTACATACAAAAACACATCAGTATAAATATAAGATGTTCCTGTCGCATAAAGCATCCATACTACCTAACTCTTATCAAGTATTAGAGCAATTTGACAAAGAAAAAGTCCTTATAAATTCTGACGAGATTAGTTTGGTTTCAAATATTTGTCCACACCAACAAAGTTTAATTTCAACTAAACATGGTGTAGGTAATCGTGTATGTCCATATCATAATTGGTCTTTTACCTTAGAAGGATACCCTATTACATCTGGAAGAACTGAACAATATTGTAAAAATTTACAACCTTTAGAAACAGATAAAGTACATGAGTGGAACAGTTTGTTGTTTACTACTCAAGTAGATTTTGATATTACTCATAAATTTGATAATATGGTACTAATGGAAAATCGTATTGATGTTGTAAAAGCAAATTACAAAAATGTCATGGATTTGTTTTTAGATGTAGACCATATTCAAACTGTGCATTCAGGTATATATGACATGATCGGTATTACTGATACTGATGTTGAATGGAAATACTATAAGAATGGTAGTGTGCAAACAGTTGCTCAAGGTGCAGTATGGTCAGCAGTATATCCATACACAATGATTGAATGGCAACAAGGATCATTGTTTGTAACTGTAGCATTACCTGACGGAGATAATTCAACCGTTCACGTTTATAAGTATATGGACCGAGATAGTTCTTCTACCTGGAAACTAAATGAACATGTATGGGAAACAGCGTGGGCACAAGATAAAAAACAAGCAGAATTAATTACTAGATTCCCCGAACATAACCTAGAATCTTCAAAATTACATTATAGAGATTTTTTAAGAGAAAATGGAACTTACTAAAAATAATTATCTATTTGGTACCGGTACCGGTGATACCTGGCATGTAAACATAGACCCTCCTACACGTAAAGTAAAAACATATTTTGAAGAAACATTAGATGCAGTAGAATACGTTTATGCAAACAAAACAGGTAAGTTTCAAGTATTGTATAGTGGTGGTTTAGATAGTCAGTACGTTTGTGAAGTGTTATTGCATCTTAAGATGGACTTTGATCCGGTGATTATTGAACTCACCGATAATGACGGGAACGTATTGAATCAACATGACATTGTTTATGCATATGAATTCTGTAAAGCAAAAAACATAGATCCTGTCATTTTTAAGTTAAATTTTCATGAGTTTGTAAATTCTGGTAAGAACGTTGAGATAGCCGAGTCAGTATCATGTTGTTCATTTGCACTACCGGCTACTATGCATGTGGCCAGTCAATTAGATGGATTTACTTTATTAGGTAATGATCCGCCGTATATGCGGTATGAGAAAGACAGATACAACGGAATATGGGTATTAGAGGAGCTAGAATACATTCATGGCCTACAGAGATATTATAAAAAATATAATGTCAACGGTTGTCCCTTTTTACTATCTTATACCCCCGAAATGATGTTATCATTTTTGTTAGATCCAAGTATAGTTAAATTAGGGACAGGACAATTCCCGGGCAAAACAGGTAGCAACTCTACAAAGTCGTATGTCTTTAACAACGGTTCTAACTTCAAAATGCCAATATATGACTTTGTGACTAAAAACCGTATAAAGTTAACAGGCTACGAACAGATATATAATTCAGAAATTATGCAACACCCTAATATTAAAATTTTTGAAGAATTTACAAAAAAGTGGAATGGGGAATATTTAGAACCATATAGTGACGCAGTAAAAAGACTTTCAATCAATCAATGAATCAAGTCATGCAGGAACACATTATGAAAAAAATAGGATATGAGACACTAATGAAACTAGTAAAAAGAGAAATAAAATGAAATTAATTAATGAAAAAATGTACGTTGATCTGTCTGAATATCTAGATATGAGTTCGTTTGATGAATTAGAAGAACAAATTTCTTTTAACATAGCAAAAAATTCAAAATACATTGAGCCATCGTACACCCCACAATTTTCTTTGTTGAAGAACCATTTGCCTGGATTCCTAGAGGAAAGAGAAAAGTATAGAAATGATTATCCGGAATTTAGTATACCTGAATTAAATTGGTATACTAAACTTAAAGGTACTATAACTCTAGGCTCACAGTTGTTATTGAGGGGGAATAAAGGGTATCCTAAAACTTATCCCTATAAACATCTAAATGAACATAGTGTTAATTTATACCCATATCAAGATTTTAAATTTTTATTTGATTGGATAGAGCAACAAAAATGTTTTGATGAATATGGTAGAACAATGTTTTGGATTAATGAACCCAACCAAATAACAGCAACTCATACAGATTATGGTGATATCAATCTAGATAGGCGTGATATGTTTATATGGTTGACTGGTAAGTTCTCTAAGAAAATTCTACTTCAAGATGAACTAGGAACAGTACATGAAATTTCTGGCAGGGCAATGGTGTTCAACACAATTAATTGGCATTGTAGCAAAGGACATAGTGATTATGTTTCTTGGAGTCTGCGAATTGATGGTAAATTTAATACTGAATGGGCTAAACGTGTGGGCATTAGTGAATATTACGGATTATAAGAAATGAAAACAACATTAGACATTACTATTCCTAGCTGGATGTATCCTATGGAATTACATATTCTTTCGTCATTAGCCGGCTTTGTTCCTGAAAATGGTTCTATATTAGAAGTGGGTTGTTTCCTAGGTGGTTCAACTGCGGCTCTTTATAAAGGTAAAAAACCGTCTGTTAGTCTTGATGTAGTTGACAGTTTCAAGATGGTAAATTCTGAAAAGTTTTTTTATCTTTCTATTGAACAAATGAACTTTGTATCGGGTAGTATTGATATGTTTAACTCTGCAAAAGAAATTGCTAAGACCAGTGACTGGCATGAAGCTTTTAAGTTTTGTATAGGTGATGAAATATATAATAATTTAAATGTATACCCAATGCTCAGTAAAGATTTTGAAAAATCAAAGACATATAATCTCACCTTTATAGACGCATCGCATACATATGATGATATGATTTATGACATAGAGAAATTTCGTTCCGATTCTGAATTGTTAATTGGTGATGATTTTTATAGTAAATACCCCGGCGTGGCTACCGCACTGAGTGAAGCTAGACAAGCAAAGACACTTATAGTTTTTGAAAATACTAAACTATGGGCGCTAGTTCCTAAACAGGGATATTGGAAAGAGATATTTAAGAACAACAATATGTTGTTCTTGTAGACTACAGGTTGTACAACACATGAACACAAAATTAGGTTATTATAAAGTAGGACATCATATATTCTACAACAAATTACAGGCTATATTGTATGCTAATCCCACTAAGGCGGACATCACTTGGCATTTTAATAACGAAATTTTTGACAAGTATGATTGGACAATTGAGCCACCCGTGTCACTAGAGATGTTGTATGCAGAACGTGCTAGGCAAATCCGAGAACAGTTTGATTATGTTATTGTAATGGCTAGCGGCGGTGCTGACAGTACCAACGTTGTAAAAAGTTTTTTAAACAACAACATTCGCATAGATGAAATAGTTGCGGCCGCCCCTATTAGTGGATTAAAAAATTGGCAAGTAAATCTTAATGACAAATCCGCAAATAACACTATTACTGAAACTATAGTATCACAGTTACCTTTCTTAGATAGTATTTCTAAAACTCATCCTAACATTAAACTTTCTATACATGATTACTTTGAAGATATCTTAGAGATGAAAACAGATGAATGGATCTATGAGTCAGCCTCACACTGGATACATTTTTCAGGGGCTACTAGACATTCACTAGATAAGTTCACTCACATCAAAAATTTAGCCGAAGCAGGTAAAAAAATAGGAGTAGTATATGGCATTGATAAACCTATAATATGTAGGGGAGAGTCGGGAAACTTATATACCGTTGTTGCAGACCCTTTAGTAAACATTATATGCCCTCATTTTAAAGAAAAATATACTAACGTAGAGTCTATAATGTTTTATTATTCTCCTGATTTACCTGAGATAATGATTAAGCAAGCGCATGAAGTATGCCGTTGGAATTACAGACCCGAGAATGCTCACGTAAAAGCCATGTTATGGGACAGGTCTAAACCTCTTGCATTCAATGCTAGCGTTGAAAGGGGAAGCAATTGGCAACGTTCTATTATCCCGTGTATCTATCCTGCTTTTAAAGACTATCATAAAAACTGGCAAGCCCTTAAACAAGGTATGGGTTTCAAGGGTGGCTTTCAAATGGATGATTGGCTTATAAAGTTACATGGGAAAGAAAGAATTGTTCAACAGGTAGAGTCTGATTTAAATTTGTTTACTAGTAAAATAGATTCAAAGTATAAACATGATGAAAATGACGGGTTTGTCAGATTTTATCATTACTGGAGAATTGGGCATGAAAATAATTTTAAACCACACCCGGTTGAAGATATAAATATTGCTTCTACAGACATACTGTTTAAAACTTAACTTATAGAAAAAATGAAAAAATGAAAAAAATATTCACAATCTTGCTGATGATGTGCATTACAGCTTCAGCCTTCGCACAAAAAATTGTTCCAATATACTGGCCTTTCTCTCCAGCCAGTTCACAATCAAATATGGTTCGTGCGGTAATAGAGAGTGCAAATGCTCAACAAAACAAATATCAATTTGTGTTTCAAAATAGACCAGGCGCTGGAGGCGCAGTTGCCGCACTTGCCGTAAAAGATTCTAAAGAATTATCAGTACTAGCTACTACAAGTAGTTTTTATATTAGACCGTTACTATATAAAGATAGTCATCATACAGACGATTTTGAATTGGTTACTCCGTTTTGTAACGCACAGCCGCTAGCAATTTTTTCCAAAAAGATAAACAAATTATCTGATGTTCAACATCGTGATATAACAATTGGTGTCAATCCAGGTTCTATCACTTCATTAATAACAAGATCACTTAAACGTGAAAATCCTGAATTTAGCATAACCGAAGTACCTTATAAGGGAACACCTGAGGCAACAACTGATATGCTAGGAGGACACATTGATGGTAGCGTGGATTGGATGGGTCCCAGTGTCACTGCAAGATTTACTAATGATGTTAAAGTTGTAGGTGTGACAGGAACTCGCAACGTCAACGGTCACCAAACATTCCAATCACTAAAAATTAAAGGATTAGAGAATATCACTGTAGGTCACTATTTCTTTGTTAATAAAACAGTTGACGATGCTACTAGGCAAGAACTGCACAAGATATTAAGTGATGCACTAACTGAAAAACCTAAATCAATCTGTGAAATTGACTTTGGTCAATTAGTAAAGACTCCGTACAAACAATTAGATTCAGTGAATCAAACAAATAAAATTAATTGGGAAAAACTAACTGCAGGAATTCCTAAGGAATAAAGGCATAAATAGTATAAAATAAGGAAAATATTATGGCTCTAGAAATTACTCAAATTTTTATCAAACTTAGTGCAGACGTGCCATGGTTTATTGATACTTTGCCCGCATCCCACATTGAATATATAAGAGAAAAATATGTTGCTACTGGGAAACTGACAGGTGCAACTACAAGAGTTGATGATTTGACGTTAAAGCAAACGTTTATATTCACAACTTTAGAAGATCGGGAAGAGTTTATAAATGACCCATATATGCAAGAAAAAGCATCACAACGTGCTGTCTATAATGACGAGAATCAAATATATTTGATTGATGATTCATTGAATGCTGAATAATCATCACTTCTCGGGTGATAGACTATAACACCCGACGATATTATATATCCAATGTGCCTTTGTAATCGTCGTATCCGAGTTTTCTAAGTTGTTCAACTCTGTACTTTTGATCTAAGACAAACAATCGCACTAGTAGATCATAGGATTGTGTAGGTGATCTGTATGCATCAAACAATGGTATTCCAGAAGTTTCTCCTTTAGGAATTATTAACTCATCGTAGCAATTATACCTATTCAATAGGGTGCTGTGTTTGCACATAATTTTATATCGTATGTTATGTGCAGACTCTTTATTTAAAGACCAGAATTTATAGTATCCTTTAGACTCCATTAGACTCATTATCATGTCTAGTGCAGGTGCAATAATAGGAGCAGTTTTATTGTAGTGATTGTGCTGTGCTACACTACTAAGACCATTCCAACGCCATGCAAGTAATTGAGGAACTTCAAACGCTTGATAGGATGCTATCGGTTTACTTTCGTCATCAAACACTACCGCAACGTGCATCAGACCTTCTATCATTTTCTGTTTGGTAGTGCTAATGATCTTTTCCTGCGAATCTTCTGTAATTACTGTCCCTAATGCGCTGCGGCCAACGGCGTACGTGACACGTAAGTAATCAATTTCGTCTGGGGTGATAAATCTTGTAGTGTTCATAGTATCAAACATTTAAAGAATTGATATAGTCATATAATTTTTGCACAGTGTCTAGTTCTTCGGCGATTTCTTCTGGGACTTCTATACCATACTTATCTTCTAGAATCAGTACCAGTTCAATGATATCTAAACTGTCACCTTTAAAGTCTTTTATAAACGAACTATCGTTTTTAACTTCATCTTCACTTATTCTGTAATGTTTAGCTATAATAGCTCTTACTTTATTTTCTGCATCTTTCATTTTGTTTTACTCTTTTCTATTAACGGAATGAACCATTTTGCTGTATCAAATTCGCCTTTTTTATGAGCATGATTATAATTGCCTGGCTGAGCATGATGATTATTATGAAGGCCGTGCCCTAGTGTAATCCAGTTAAGCCAGGTGATATTTTGACTATTGTCTCTACCCTGGTAGTTCTGATAACTCCATTTGTGTTTGTAGTGACCGAATGTATTGGCTATAGACAGCAAATGAAACTCTAGAACTGTGGCAGCACTGACAATGAACACTGCAAGTCTCCAATCTATTAACGCTAACAGCAACCAGCATGCCCAATAAATTTTATAGTTATGATTATGAAAAACTTTAAGATATGGGTCTTTCATCATGTCTTTAACAGCCCATATTTTGTCTTTGGCCAGGTCAAATTTGTGGTTCTGCCATAATAGATAGCTCCACCAAAGACCTTTTATAGGTGAATGCGGATCTAATTCTGTATCGCTATGCGGATGATGATATCCTACGTGTATAACTTTCACGTTCATTGCACTGCCAGCACCTGACAATAAACCGAAAAATGCGCCCAATCTAGCTATCCAGGTATATGTCTCAAAAGATTTATGACAATAGTATCTGTGAACAAAGATACCATATCCTATATGGCCGAATAGAAACCATGCAGGGTATATTATCATTAACCAGAGCCAATTGGTAGCACCAGTGAACACAGATGCTATACCAACCAACGTCAAAATGTGTGCTGGTATGGTAACCCGTCTGAGATTCGCCCCCAAGCTATTCCAAAAATTTAATATTTTCATTATATTCACCGCAGTTGTTTAAAATTGATTTTCGTATTTTTTTACGTGTTCAAAAAATGGAGCAAGTTTAAAATCCTGAGTTAGCCTACCTCGTCTATCATTGCCTGGATCCGGAAAGTCACTATCTTCAGGACTCCAGTCTGTAATTTTAATCCAACTGGTAGTATACTTTTTATCAGCTTCAACAGGAAAAAATATTACATTTTTTTCTCGGCATCCGTTAATTTCAGTTTGTGTCAGCGCCCATTCTTTATCTATGCCTAATTGATTACACACTAATGTAACCATTTCATCCCACGTCCAGTTTTGGTGTTTCTCTAAACTATAGCGTCCTACTTGTCCTACATTCCTAAATCGAAGAATTGCTTTACCTTGTGATTCTTTGACTAGTTCGTAAAGTCTCTTAGGTGTATTATCGTTTACACCTTTTTGTAAGATAACACCAACGTTAACATTCATTTTTACATCTAGACATGCCTTAAGTGCTGTGACTTTTCTTTCAGCCCATGACCCACCACCATCCATAATTTTGTAGATAGAGTTGTCGTCTGCACCATTCATACTAATATATATACTACGCATACCTGCGTCTGCTAATTCTCTAGCATAACCTGGCCTAGCTAGCATCAGGCCATTTGTCATCATTGTAGGGCGATGCCCCAGGCGTTTAATGTTATCTACTATTTCAATTAAGTCTGATCTTACTGTAGGTTCACCGCCTATTAGTCTAATCTCAGCCTTGTTAGGTAGTTGTGCTAGAACTTCATATAACTTAGTTACATCTAAGTCCGGGACCGTTCTTATGTGTGCATAACAGTTGGCACATTCCATATTACATTTGTGAGTGACGTCGACAAAGATGCTATAGAAGTGATTGTCTTTGGGTTCTAATTCGTAATAAGTGTCTATCATACAGTTATTTATCGTTACTTTTAAGGCTGATAATAATTGAATTACGGGCAAACAAGAATTGACCTTGATTCTGATATAGTGTATAATTTGTGAATGTCTAATATTTTAAAATATACTTTGTTATTAACTGGTCTATGTAGTAATCATGTTGGGTTGTGATATCGTTAAGGTTTCTAGATTCAAAAATAATTTATCTAAACTAGCCAATAAAATACTATCTGAATCTGAAATAGTTGAGTTCAACAAAGCAACAAACAAAATACAATATATTGCAGGAAGATGGGCTGCCAAAGAAGCCATATTCAAAGCAACCGGTCACCGAAGAATGACTATACTAAACAGTACTACAGGAAGTCCATATGTAGTAAACAACTCTAATATTAAAATTAGCATTAGCCATGAAAAAGAATACGCAATTGCAGTTGCGTTACTGATTTACCTATAATAAAATAAAAAAGTTGACATCAATTCCTATCTATGCTATACTTCAGCATGAATTGAGAAAAGGTGTTTAATCGCACTAATTTACAACCAGGACTAAATAAAAGACTATGATGAATAAAACTTGTAAAACGCTAAAGCACATGGGACAATGGCAGTCATTAGCCAGTGTATCCTTTGTACCAGCATATCCAACAAGTATTCGTGGCTCAAATGATAACCAAGAAAGAAGCCCGGGGACTAGGTAACAAGTTAACATCATAACGAATTTATCTAACCCCTGGGAAACTAAGAAGTCTCAGGGGTTTTTGCTTTTACAGAGAGGAATTTGACAATAAATGGACAAAGAGATACAATACAACACTTCTGAAGCAAAGCATGATTGGTTTAACAAACATGTTTTGACTAGGGAACAAGTAGCACAGTTGATAGAGGATAAATTTCAACGTGCTAAAGTCTATCATGAGGCTACTAAGAAGGTTAACCAACTAACTTATACTGATTGATAGATAGCGTGAATAGGCAACGAGAGCCGTAATACAGCGCAAAATGTATAGAATGGGCGGACAGTATACATGAAAGCATGGTGACAACATGTTAGTAAGACTACTGGGTAGGGTATTGACCCTATCATGTCGTGTAGTAATACACGGCATTCTAAAGCACACATAGTGGAAAATAAGGCCAAGAGGGCAACCCTGTTGACTAGGGTGAACTATGTGTGCTTTAGAATGCGACCGTAACTCAGTGGATTAGAGTACCTGTCTACGAAATAGGGAGTCGGAGGTTCAAGTCCTTCCGGTCGCACCAATATATAGGACCATAGCTCAGTAGGTAGAGCAGCGGACTTTTAATCCGTTGGTCGGGCGTTCGAACCGCCCTGGTCCTACCACATAATATGGAAACGTGGCAGAGCCCGGTTTAATGCACCTGACTTGAAATCAGACGGATCAGCAATGGTCCCGTGAGTTCGAATCTCACCGTTTCTACCAATGGTGCTTGTCGTCAAGCGGTTAAGACCTCGGATTGTGATTCCGATATGCGTGGGTTCAAATCCCATCAAGCACCCCATGGATGTATAGCACAGTGGTAGTGCAACTCCTTCATACGGAGTAGGTCAGTAGTTCAAATCTACTTACATCCACCAATTCACCGCTATAGCTCAGTGGTAGAGCACCGCCTTGATAAGGCGTAGGTCCCTGGTTCAAATCTAGGTGGCGGTACCAATTCTGTTATCGTAGATAACAACTCATTATAGTTAGAAGGTTTAGGAACAATATAATAACCTGCATCAGTCATCTCAGGTAAGTCTTCGTAATATAGGTCTAAATCAAAATTAATAGGTGCTGAGTTTAATTTATAATTTGCGTATTTAATATATAAAATATTTTGTTTGATTTTTGCTATATCAATGTTAAGAGTGTCAACTAAATTTAATTGATTTGTGTTTCTAAAATGCCACTTAAAACCTCTTTCAGTTGCAATGTAAAAACTTGCAATTTGTTCAACAATATTTTTTCGTCTAATTCTTATTTTATATGCATTTTCAATAAGATAATTGGTTATATCACTTCTGTATCTATTCAAATGTATATAATGAAATTTAAGAATAAAGTTTTTTGACTGAGAGAAATAATCGTAAAAGTCAGTCATTTCCTTACCGCCTGTGTAATCAGGTTCTTTAAAGTAAGGTACGTCATACAAAGTTTGTAAATATGAACCTAACACTGAACTTCCTGTTCTAGGAGATGAAATAATTAAGATTGGGGTTTTTGTAATGTTAAACATCAATTATTTAGCAAGATTATTGGGGGTTAGTTAAATGGCATAACATCGGATTTTGATTCCGAGATCACAAGTTCGATTCTTGTACCCTCTGCCAGTTATGGGATAGACGATAGGTTTGAGTCCCTGTCAATCTAGTCACAGTGGGGTTACTGTGATGACACTATAGTATGATTGATAGGTGTATAAACTTGCCTATACGAGACAATCTAACGAGGCTTATTAACACTAAGATAGTTAGGCTCCCTCTTTTATCGGGTCCTTAGTTCAATGGATAGAATACGATGCTTCGAACTTCGGGATGTGGGTTCAATTCCTGCAGGACCCACCACTCGGCATTAAATACAATTAGTGATAATAACAGAAAAGGAGTACTACATGGCTGTTCTAGCACTAGATATCTCGGGCGTTCCCCGGCAATGGATATCAAATGATGACGCAATTACCTATAAAGCAAAAGATGCCATCGCATGGTCAATGGGGAATATTGTGGCTAAATACCGCGGTGGCATACAAAATGATGGTACATTAAGTTACTTAGAAGCATCTAGTATCATTGCCATCAAAGGTCATGGATTCAATCCATACAAACACTCATGTGTTGCATTAACTAATAAAACATTGTTTGGTCGTGACCGTCATGTATGTGCTTATTGCGGCGAACAGTTTCCAAACTATCATCTATTAAGTCGTGACCACATTGTTCCACGTAGCAAAGGTGGTGAAAACACTTGGATGAACGTTGTTACAGCTTGTAAAGATTGTAACAGTAAAAAAGGACATAAGAGTTTAAAGGAAGTACGCATGGAATTACTATACGCACCTTATGTCCCAAATCACTACGAAAATATGATTCTACAACATAGAACAATACTTGCTGACCAAATGGAATATTTGTTAGCAGGTGTTCCAAAACATAGTAGAATTTTATTAAGTTAGTGTTTAATACTATTAAATAAAAGTCGCCCTTATAGCTCAGTGGTAGAGCAGCGCCCTTGTAAGGCGAAGGTCCCGTGTTCAAGTCATGGTGGGGGCACCAAAATTATTCTCCTATAGCTCAGTCGGTAGAGCGTTTGACTGTTAATCAAAATGTCCGTGGTTCGAGCCCACGTAGGGGAGCCAAATTTATGCATAAAATAAAAATATTCAGTCATATCATTGATACACCAGATAGTTTGATGATTTTTAATCATCAATTTTCTTTGCTTAAAGAAACTGGTTTGTTAGAATTAGCAGATAAAATATATCTATGTGTTAATGGTAAGCTGGCTATATTTAATACAATACAAGAACTAGCAAATCAATATCATAATGTAGAAATGGTACATACTAGTAATAGTATTGAACACTATGAATATCCTACATTAAAATTTCTTAAAGAAACTATTGATAATGATAGTGATTCTTATATTTTGTATTTTCATGTTAAAGGTGCTAGCAAAAATAACGTTAAACCAATACACGACTGGCGGTTTCTATTAGAGTACTATAATATAGTAAACTATAAAAAATGTATAGAGCTATTAGACACCGGTTATTGTACTGTTGGTATATTGTATAGCGAAGGAATGATTAGTCAATGGCCTCATTATAGTGGAAACTTTTGGTGGGCTAACTCTAATCATATTAAAAAATTACCCAAACTACCTCACAAAAATGAATCTATTATAGGGGAAGTTAGTACAATTAGTAAAATGATGTATATATCTGATTACTTTAGATATGACCATGAAGCTTGGATAGGATGCATTCAACCATGGAATTATGTATCATTGTTTCAGGGTGACATTGAAAGAGAAGTTATTAGGATTACAAATACATGACAGAATCAAACATACCCTTTTATCATTTGATAATTGATAATTTCTTTGAACAAGAAATGGCAGAAAAATTGTCAGACGAATTTATTGATTATAATGATGAACGTTGGTTTTATTACAACAATGTGATTGAAAATAAAAAAACGTTGAATGATTGGAGATTTTTACCTAAACATGTATATCAAGCATTTACTCAGTTTTGCTCAGATGAGTTTGTTAAAAAACTACAGGATATGACTGGTATAGAAAAATTGTATCCTGATTATGGATTGCATGGTGGTGGCTGTCATATGCATGGTAGAAACGGCAAACTTAATATACATAGAGATTATTCTGTACACCCTAAATTAGGATTAGAACGCAAGTTAAATCTTATTGTATATCTTTCTAAAGATTGGGATAACTTATGGGGTGGTGGCTTAGAATTATGGTCACATGATACTAAAAACAATCAACCAAAAGAAAAAGTAAAAGAAGTAGAATGTGTTTATAATCGTGCTGTACTTTTTGACACCACACAAAATTCTTGGCATGGGTTACCTGAACCGTTGCGTTGCCCAGAAAATGTATACAGAAAAAGCCTAGCCATGTATTATATGACTAATCCTAGTGTAAATGTTGATCCAAGACAACGTGCATTATTTGCACCTACAAAAAATCAAAAAAATGATATTGAAGTGAAAAAATTCATAGAAGAAAGAACTAAGCTATCTTAATATCTGGCGTTAGTATAATGGATCATACAGTAGCCTTCTAAGCTATCAATAGAGGTTCGATTCCTCTACGCCGGACCATCAACATTTTCTAGTAGTAATCGCCATTCATCATTGCTATAATGATAGTTTTCTAATACATCTAACATTTTATTAAACACTAGTAAGGCTCTATCATACATAATTACCTCAGATTGTTTATGTTTGATTTTTTCTTCAACAAAAGATTTTAAAAAATTTTCACCATCTTTTTTTAATTTAATTTTTTTACTAATAGTGGTAAATTTTTTTATAGCAACATGACATTCTTCAATAGCCATATTGGTTTGTTGCTGTGCTTGATAAATATCAACCTTCATTTTTAAAATCAAGTCATCAAATTCTGGATTTATAATATTACTAAAGTGTGACACCATAACAGCCAGTCTGTTATACACTTCATTATCAATACCATTACTATCGTACGGTTGACCAGTTGAATCATAATGGGCACGTTTTTCGGGATCACCCAATGTGTCATATGCATATTTAATTCGTTGAAATTTTTCAGAATCACCTCCTTTATCGGGATGATGTATTTGTGCTAGTATTCTGTATTTTTGTTTGATTTCTTCGGAAGTACAATTTTTAGGTAATTCTAGGTCATCATATAAGGTGTTTTCCATAAGCTTATTTATCTGGGGTTAGTATAATGGATAATACAATCGGCTTCTACCCGATGAATGTGGGTTCGATTCCTGCACCCCGGACCAAAATTTGACAATAAATCCTCAATCTGCTATACTCTAGTTATAGATTGATTGAACAAGTTCTTGGGAAACAGTGAAACAAAAGAATTTGACAATAAATGGTAGTTATGATACAATCATAGCATGAGTTGAGAAAGTCATCGTACTAATCAACAGAGTTCTTTAAAATTCTGAGTTATCATATAGCCCTGTTTAAGTTACAGGGACTATATGAAAATACATTAAGGTCACCTAATCCGTTAGGCAGGTCTATGAGGTCAGCCGGTGGACGACGCCGGGTCGCATAGGGTGCAAGAAGCGTATCTACAATAGCAATATTGTTTAACGTGACGGGAAGTTAGGCAGTAATGACAGAAACAACGATCCAGTAGACGGTACTGGTGGATACAGTTTACGTTCCTTAATGTTTTTTCATATAGTGTGTTATTAGTTTTGCTGATGTAAGCGCCTGAGTAAACGTCAACTCTAACTAACTATGTATATAAACGGTACGTCCAGCTGGCAATTCCGTTGAGCATAGCAAATAGTGCGTCAGCAAAACTAATAGCATGGAGCATTCGTCTATCGGTTAGGACATTAGGTTTTCATCCTAAGAAGAGGAGTTCGATTCTCCTATGCTCTTCCAAAGAATCCCGTTACTATTTTCGTTAAAATAGCGTTTGAATAGCGATAGAGTTCCGGTGGCAGAAGACCGTTAGCGAGGGAAATCCTCTGAATCTGATAGGCAGTATCTCTCTGCACACAGACGTTAGAATAAAAGAGATGGACAGAGTAACCGCTCAATTAAGGGCTTGTGTGGAAACAAGTAGCTTATACTAATTTTTGAGTTACATCGCCCTGATACTTCTCTCAGTAATGAGACACTAGGTCTTGCAACCGTAACTCATCTTGGAGATGTAGGAAAATTGGTAACCCCAGGAGACTGTAAATCTTCCGCCTTATGGCACTGTTGGTTCAACTCCAACCGTCTCCACCAAAAATATAGGAGAGTCGCTGGGCAGGCGTACTCTTAAACTACCTAGGCCAAAGGGGTGTCCTATTCTGTATCAGGTCTCAAAGTGTTCACGGACGCATACATGCCTGTCACGCATGAGGAGCGGGATCGTTACCCGCTGGGACCGCCAAGTTAGTTGACCATATTATTTGACTACAATAATTGTATGATATATAATGATAACAATAATGCGAGTGTGGAGAAATCGGTATACTCTCCAGACTTAAAATCTGGCGTCGCAAGGCATGGCGGTTCGACCCCGCCCACTCGCACCAAAATAGAAGGTTAGAGCAATGAACTTTAGGACTAAATACATTTATGTTAAAATGTAATTTTTGTAACCGTGATAAAAAATCACCCAACAGTAAGGCTCAACACGAACTGTATTGTAAATCTAATCCTGATGCTAAAGTTAAAAAAGCATCAATGGGGATGTTAGGGAAACAAGGTAGTAATCAGTTTATTAAAGGTACTGCTACTCCTATGACGGAAACAGGTAGAGATATCATTCGTAATTCAAATCGTAATAGAGTTTGGTCTGATGAATCCAAAAACAAACTGTCATTAAGTATGAAACAAGCAGTTGAAAATAATCCAGAAGCATACTCATCTTCTAATAGAGGAAGAGTAAAACAGATTATTTTTAATGGGATGAAGTTTCAAGGGAACTGGGAACTTAATTTTTATAAATGGTGTCTTGCTAATAATATTCCTTGTATTAGAAATACAAAAGGATTTCCGTATGAGTGGAATGGCACTAGAACATATTTTCCTGATTTCTATTTACCTGAAAAAAAGGTATATGTAGAAGTCAAAGGATATAAAACTGAACGAGATACAGCAAAGTGGGGACAATTCCCAGAACAGTTATTAGTAGTTCAAAAACAAGATATAATAAATATTCAACGAAATAACTTTGAGTTGATTATTTAATTATTGCCTCTATAGCACAATTGGTTAGTTGCAAGCGACTCATAATCGCTAGGTTCCTGGTTCGAGTCCAGGTGGAGGCACCATCTAAATAGGAGACGTGGCCGAGTGGCCTAAGGCAGCAGGTTGCTAACCTGTCGTATGTGGTAACACGTACCGTGAGTTCGAATCTCACCGTCTCCACCAGAACGTTCCGGGTGTCTCCGGATACTGTGACCCGCAGGATGAGAAGTACTGTGACAAGTACGGGTGGTAGTCTTTAAACCCAAAGGCCGCTAGCAATGCGAGAACGGTCCCTGTCGGGAAGCGGGTGGAAGGAGTGTGTGATGGGTATGATAGCGTCATATCTTGATACTCTATAATTACCGCCGGGGGATGCAGAGCAGATTGAAGCATATTGATATTTGGTCGTAGCGGTTCATTGAACTTTAGTACATACCGAGGATGTTAGTGTGTTTCAATATGCTTTTTTATGCACAAATAAATGATTATGTTATGCTAATAGCAACTCTAACTTTATCAGGTTCAATTCCATGAACACCGTGTAACATGCCCGTATTAATACGATGCCATCTTTTTAGTTCAAGCTGTTCAATTTGCAATGGTTTGTAGTTTTCATTATATACGATAGTTTTAACATTTTTTCCTCCTGTATCTAACAAATAGTTATAGGCATTAATTCTGTTACCGTTATCTACATGTATAGGTAAACCGTTATATATTAATTGATATTGTGGATATATTTTATATTCAACTATAGATTGTAACCATTCTGCCAAATCATCATTAACATTTCTAGTTTTGAAAAAGTTATATTCAGCCGGTACTGTACTATAAGCTTTAGGTGGCTTATTAATGATATCCGTAATAGATTCAATTAAGTTTTCGGGTACCGGTGGTAAATCTAAGTATTCTATATATTTCATTGAAATAAGTAATCCAAGTTAATTTCTTTTTTTAATCTGATTAATAATGTAATGCGTGGTAAATCGTTAATGTTAGTTACATTATGTACCTCTTTGACTTTTATGACATGTGGAGTGGTCATTTCTAATTTATCTTGTAATACACATTCAGTAGGATTAAAACTATAATAGTCTATAATCTTGTTATATGCAACATATGATTTCTTTACAGGTTCTTTATCTGTTTTGTAAAAATTAACAAAAGTATTTTTACAATTTAGTATTGGTATATTAAAACTATAAAGACTATTACCACTATCAATATGTATAGGTGTGCCGTATGTTTTGTTAATTACATAAAAACCAAACGAATGAACATATTGTGACCAGTTCATATTATCTAATTCAGATTTTAATTCTGGTATATCAAAAAATAATTTTAGATTATCAGGTATATAGAATAAGTTTTCTTTACTTGATAATTCAGTTTTAGGAAATACATCAAAAATCTTTTCTTGAATGATTTTAATATTTTCTAAATAGATAGGTGAATAATATTTCATAATGTATTTATATGCACAGGTGGCAGAGTGGTCAAATGCGACGGATTGCAAATCCGTAAAACCGTGAGTTCAAATCTCACTCTGTGCTCCAAAGTTGCGGGATTAACTCAGGGGTAGAGTGTCAGCCTTCCAAGCTGTTCGTCAGCGGTTCGAATCCGCTATCCCGCTCCAATTCTATTTAAAATGTTCATTGCTCTGGTTCTTAACTGTTCAGTAAATTCTGATTCAGTTAAAGTACCCTTAGCAAGATTACATTTTCTACAAGTTACTTGAAGATTGTTATAAGTGGTTTCTCCACCTTTAGATTCAGCAATAACATGATCCATGTGTATTTCTTTATCGGACAAGTCTTCATCACAATAGACACACCATTTGCCGTCCCTTTCAATAACTCTACGGCGTAGGTTAAGAGGGATGTGTTGTTTCTTTTTAAACATGAAAATATTTATTCGGGAAAACAAGTATTGACAGATAAATAATTCTCTGTTATAATAACATTTGTTCTTTAAAAGGTTAATGCGTTTGTGATGTAATTGGTAGCCATGCGGGTCTTAGAAGCCCGTGCCGAAAGGCGTGTCAGTTCGAGTCTGACCAGACGCACCAAAAGAATATTGGGGGTGTAGCTCAGTTGGGAGAGCGGCTGGTTTGCAACCAGTAGGTCGCAGGTTCGATCCCTGTCTCCTCCACCAAGATCACCATTACACACGGTGTATACTATGATAAGTAGTGTGTAAACGAATTACGCGGGGTGGAGAAGTAGTAACTCATCAGGCTCATAACCTGAAGATCGGCGGTGCGAATCCGTCCCCCGCATCCAAATAGGAGAATTATATGCCAATGTATGAAACAACAGTAAGAACACCACAAGGTGAAAAGAAAGAAAAAGTCTTTGCGCCTAATGTACAAGAAGCTAAAAAGCTTTTTGAACAAACATATGGTCCACGAAATGTTCCATTCATACCGCATATAATACCAAGTTAATTCGGAGTGTGGCGCAGTCTGGTAGCGCACCTGGTTTGGGACCAGGGGGTCCAAGGTTCGAATCCTTGTACTCCGACCAATCATTTTTTAAAAGAGGAAATAGTATGACATGTAGAGGTTATGATTCAAGGGCAGTTAAAATCCCTAAAGCAGTTAAACGTGCGGCAACGCTAATTCGTGATGCACATGTGCGTGGGGATTTTATTCGTAGTTATGTTGAGATTGAAAAAAGCAATTCACGCACAAGTTCTCGTAAGGATAATAGTAAATGACTAAAGGTAGCTTACCAAGACCCTATAGTGTTGATTTAAAAACGTTTAATAACAACTGGGATAATATCTTTCGTAAGCCTGATCCAAGAATACTTGAGGATCAAAAGAATGAAGATGAAGCGTTTGACAATATTGTTAAACAAACAGAAGTAAAAGATAGTAACCAGGGTGGTTAAATAGAATAACGCATCGTTAACTCAGTGGTAGAGTAGCGCCTTTACACGGCGAATGTCGGGAGTTCGACCCTCTCACGATGCACCAAACAAAGGAAAAATATGTCACAAAGCAGAGCAAGATATACAAGTGAAGAAGCCGCAAACATGGTCGGTAATCGTTTTGATTTAGTTCTTATCGCCTCACAGCGTGTAAGAGAATTAAAGCGAGGACATCGTTCAATGCTTACTACTAAATCAGGACCAATGGTTACTGCATTAGAAGAAATTGAACAAGGACTTGTTGGTAGAGAATATCTAAAACGTATTAGAAAGAATTTGTAAACAATATCTCTCTAGTGTAATGGCAGCATACCGGTCTCCAAAACCGTTAGTCAAGGTTCGAATCCTTGGAGGGATGCCAAATAAAGGAATAATATGCCCGCAGTATTTTTAACAAGTGACACACACTTCGGGCATACCGGAGTTTGTAGATTCACAAACAGTGATGGTTCAAAGATGCGACCATGGACTGATCCAGATGAGATGGATGAAGAAATGGTTAAGCGTTGGAATGAAACAGTACGACCTAACGACAAAGTTTATCACTTGGGTGATGTTGTCATTAACCGCAAAGCATTGAAGATTATGAGTCGCTTAAACGGTGACAAAGTGTTGATTCGTGGTAACCATGATATCTTCCGTGACGATGAATATAGATTATACTTCCGTGAATTACGTGCTTATCACGTGATGAACGGAATGATATTAAGCCATATACCAATTCATACTGAATCGTTAGGAAGATTTGGTACTAACATTCACGGTCACTTACATGCTAATCGTGTAAAGAAAGAAGTTGAAACATTACATGAGTTTGGCGTTCGTGGTAGTAGACATTACATTGATGTACGTTATCATTGCGTATGTGTTGAGCATACAGATTATAGACCCATACTGTTTGAAGATGTTATAAAACGTATTGAAAGTGAAGGTGGTAGTGTTGGATTTAAAAACGGTAATGGACCTACAATGTAAATTAAAGGTTGACAATAATACCGTAATGTATTATAATAAGTTTTAATCAATACTTATTAAGTTTTATGAAAAAGCATATTACTCTTGCCCTTTTTTCAATAACATTGCTTGCAGGATGCGGGGGTGGCTCATCTGCTTCCCCTACAATTATTGAACCACCTATAATTAATGGTAACATTGTTACAACCGATCTGTCTCGCCAATCGGTTAGGGGAGTATCATGTGATTTGTTCAATAGTGATATTTCTGATGTTGCAAAATTTAAACTTTTTCAATTAGGCAACATACAGTCCTATCATTGTTTACAGGCACATAAATCAGATGGACATCCTACAAAATCTGGTGATTATGCTTATAGATTTGAGTTGCGTCCTGAGGATTGTACTTGGAATACAAGTCACAATGATTGTATTAATGATAGAAGTAGGACTGAAATTGAAGATGATACCGGTGGAATTAATGTATATAATAAAGAAATAGTATGGGACTTTTGGATGTACATTCCGGAACAACCTAGATTTAAACCAGTAGGATCAGGACATTTATTTGTATCACAGCTATTAACAATGTCAACTACTAGATGCTGTTTAAACTATTTTGGATTTGCACAGATACTAATTTCTAGTGAAAATAAATTAGCTGTTCGCCCTCTAAATGAATTTTCATTTACATCAGCCGCTGATACGTATCCTACAGTTGATATCAATGCCATTGACAATCCGTACAATCAGTGGATTAATATACGTTATGAAATAAAAACATCTATGTATAGTGACGGGTACAGTCGTGTTAAAATTAACGGAAATACTATACTAAACACTACTGGGCCAAATGTGTTAGATAAAGATTTGCGAGTAATGTTGCGGTTAGGTTTATATAATGGATCTAAGTCAAAGACAAGAGAGCCGTATAATACACAAGTAATCTATTATGATAGTATCACTAAGTCAATTAAATAAAAATAGACCCTTCGGGGTCTATTTTTTTGGCTATCATCTGACTATTTGATTGTTAGAATAATCTTGTAAATACATACGACCTCTAGGTATTCTATTCTTTATGGCATATTTTTCTAATTCTTGCATGGCTTGTTGTTGAGTTTTATTTACTGCTGTAGCAACTTGCCTTCCTGCATTATAAATTCGCCAATCACTTATACGTGGCCCTTCTGGTTCAGTGGGTTGAGTTGCTTGTGTAGCTTGAGTAGCTTGAGTTGGTGCCGGCTCAGCTGGTTGATTTACAAATTCATCATCAGGTGGTAGATTTTTTCCTGGTGCACCGGGAACTGATTTATAACTTTGAGGGAACTTTGCTACTATCTGCTTGGCAGCTTCTCTAACATCATACCCTTCAGGTGGGCTAATTTCTTTACTGCCGGTTTTTACTTCACCTGCTTTTGTAAGCATAGCTTTAACAATTTCTTTCATTAAACCAGGGAATCTTTTAGAAAACTCAAG